TACGACACGCGGTAATTATCAACAGTTTTTAGATTAGACCGCATAGGAGAGTTGAATGGCTGAAGAAAAAAATGGATACGCTAGTAGTTTAATGGACACTGGGGTCCCTTCTCAGATTACAGATGAGGAATTGTCTGCTGAGTTAGAGATTGAGCTACCGGACTCTCAAAACAATGTCATGGCTATGATTCAAGCTGATGATGTTGGTGAAATTGGCATTACTCCTACGGAAGACGGCGGCGTTGAGATTGATTTTGACCCTGCGGACCAACGTGGTGAAAGCATGGAATTTGATTCCAACCTTGCGGAAGAGATGCCTGACCGCGAGTTGTCACGCATTTCCAGCGAGATGTTAGCCGAGTACGACGCAAACAAGTCCAGCCGCCAAGATTGGGAAGATGCGTATGCAAATGGCTTAGAACTTCTAGGGTTTAACTACGAAGAGCGCACACAACCTTTCAGAGGGGCCACCGGTGTTACTCATCCTCTTTTAGCTGAAGCTGCCACTCAATTCCAAGCTCAAGCGTTTAACGAGCTTTTACCGTCTTCGGGTCCTGTCCGTACAGTTGTTATGGGCAAAGAGACTCGCAAGAAGGTTGAGCAGGGTCAGCGCGTTCGTCAGTTTATGAATTACTACATTACTAATGTGATGGAAGATTACACGCCTGATATGGATCAGATGTTGTTTTATTTACCGCTCGCGGGTTCTACTTTCAAGAAAACTTATTTTGACGAGACGTTAGATCGTGCGGTTTCCAAGTTTGTGCCTGCGGAAAACTTGGTTGTTCCGTATGAGACCACGGACCTCGACACTTGCCCTAACGTTACTCAGGTTGTTCGCATGTCGTTGAACGATTTACGCAAACGTCAGGTTATGGGTTCTTATTTAGACGTGGATGTTATCCCTGCCCAGCGCGAAATAACGGGTGTTGGTGGGGAAATAAACCGTATTGACGGTTTGGAACCTAGTCAGATTGATTATGATTGCACAATTTTGGAGTGCCACGTTGATTTAGACCTAGAGGGTTATGAGGAAGTTGACGAGGACGGCGACACAACAGGAATTAAAATACCGTATATAGTAACGATTTCTATGGATAACGGACAGGTTTTGTCTATTCGTAGGAATTACAGAGAGGATGACCCTAAGAAGAAAAAAATCCAGTATTTTACACACTATAAGTTTTTACCGGGTTTTGGCTTTTATGGACTAGGGCTCATCCATACGATTGGCGGTTTGTCAAGAACCGCCACGGCGGCATTGCGACAGTTGATCGACGCCGGAACGTTGTCCAACCTCCCTGCGGGTTTCAAAGCCCGCGGACTACGGATCAGGGATGACGATGAACCGTTGCAGCCCGGAGAGTTCAGAGATGTGGACGCGCCGGGAGGGGCTATCCGAGATAGTCTCATGCCGCTGCCTTTCAAAGGACCGGATCAGACATTGTTTCAGTTGCTTGGTTTTGTCGTAGAGGCCGGTCAGCGGTTCGCGACCATTACTGATTTGAAGGTAGGCCAAGGCAATGAGAACGCGCCTGTCGGAACTACTATGGCAATCATGGAACAGGGCTCGCGGGTCATGAGTGCTGTACATAAGCGTTTGCATTATGCGATGCGGTTAGAGTTCAAGATACTTGCGCGTGTAATGGGTGAGAGTTTACCGCAAGAGTATCCGTATTCTGTTGCGGGTGGCGACGAGACTATTATGGCGTCGGACTTTGACGACCGTATTGACGTTGTACCGGTTAGCAATCCTAACGCATTTAGTCAGGCCCAGCGCATTACTTTAGCGCAGACTAAGTTACAGCTTGCTACTCAGGCACCTGAGATTCACAACTTGCACGAAGCGTTTCGTGACATGTATGAGGCTTTAGGTGTTACGGACGTAGATCGTTTGATGAAGTCTATACCTACTGAAGAGCCTGAACCACTTGATCCGGCACAAGAGAATATTAATTCTTTGGACATGTTGCCGTTACGGGCTTTCGAGGGTCAGAACCACCAAGCTCACATTCAGGCGCATTTGGTTTTTGGCACAAGTCCTATTGTTGGCACGATGCCGCCAGTGGCTATCTCCATACAGAAGCATATTATGGAACATGTGCAGCAAGCTGCGAGAGAGCAGTCCGCTGTGGCTTACTTACAACAGGTTCAGCAACAGGGCGGTAAACCGGCTGATGACGAACAAATGTTGCAAATTGAGCAGATGACCGCTAACTTTATTGCAGAAGGGTTGCAACAGGTTAAACAAATGTCTGGAGAGATGACAGGTGCCGGGGCTCCCGATCCACTTGTACAGCTTAAAGAGGCTGAGATGCAGCAAAAAGCAGCGTCGGATCAGGCCGATAACCAGATTGACCAAGCCAAGCTGGAGCTTGATGCACAGGGTCAACAGATGCGAGGTCAACAGTTTAACCAACGCTTGACGGCACAAGAGCGTCAGACGCAGGCCCGTATTGATGCTGCAATGCAGCGTGAATTATTGAAGCAAAACGGGCAGCAACAATGATAGATAAAAACTTAAATTACGGTTATCCTGTTCAAAAATACTTTTTGGGCGGGTTAATTAAACAACTGGCCAACGTCTCGGCTAATAGGGCTCCAACCGGGCCTGTTGAACAAAAAAGACAAGCGCCGGACGTTCCAACCGGTAGCCCTAACGCCTCACCACCGCCTGCTCCCCGTGACAGGGAAGGCTTTGATTTTGGTGCGCCCGCTAATTTAGGCGACACGCATTATGACCCGCAGCTTGACACAACATATACTTATCAGGAAAAGTCTGACGGACGCGGTGGTTCTTATTCGGGTTGGGATATAACCGAGGGGACGGGCGGAACAGTTACAGGTGGTCCGGCGCTACCTTCTCCGCTACCTCGACCCGATAACCCGTTCTTGAACCCGGAACCTCCCGTTTCTACACAACCGGTACTTCCTGAACCCCCCATACAACAAAGACCGGACAATCCTTTTTTAAGACCTGACCCTGTTTTGGGAAAACCGGACAGTCCCTTTTTACCACCAGTATTTGCTGACCCAATAATGCCTGCCCCTGCTCCACCAGTATTTGCTGACCCAATAATGCCTAAACCAACTCCACCGGTTTTTGCTGACCCAATAATGCCTGCCCCTATTCCACCTGTTTTTGGACCGCCCCCTAGTCCCAATCCGTTCCCTTATCTACCTAGAGGGGGCCAAGGTGGAAGGACTTATGGCGGCATAGGGTCTTACTTGAAATATTGACACCTTAAAGCCAAACTCGTATTTTACTCAGAAAAGGAAATAACTAATGGCTAAAGTAAAAGTAAACGGCTCCGCGCCGGGTAAAACACCTGAAGCGGTCGGCTATGCGGACATTAAGGGCCAAGGCCGTATTCCATACGGCAACTCGGCTCCGGCTCCTATGGCTGATACCAACAAGCCTACGAAGATGACTGTCCGCGGTGCGGGTGCTGCGATCCGCGGCAAAAGTTACATTGGTTTCCCTTCTTAGGGTTTTTTCTAACTTTTTTAAAAGTTAGGTATATGCTATAGTGCCTCTTAATAGAGAGGGGCCTGTGGCATGATTGATCCAATTTCTGCAATAACGCTTGCCACAAGCGCCTATAAAGGAATAAAAAAAGCCGTTGAGGTAGGCAAGGAAATTAGTAGCTTCACTGGTGCTATCTCTCAGTTTGCCAAAGCATCTAGTGACATAGACTTTCTTGAACAGAAATCAAAAAAACCCCCGCTTTATAAGATGTTCTCTGACACTCAAAGTCACGCTCTCGAAATTTGGACGCAAAAACAAAAGCTTAGAGAAATGCGCGAGGAATTAAAAACTCATATATCTTGGACCTACGGACCCAGCGCGTGGCGCGAAATCGTGGCGATTGAGGCTCAACAGCGCAAAGAGCAACGCGAACTGGTTTATGCAAAAAAAGAGGCCATAGACAATTTAATTAATGCTATACTTATTACTATAATCTGTTCAATCGGTATCGCTATAGCAGCGGGTGTTATATATTTCATAGGCAAGCAGCAGGGCAAATGGTGAGTGTTTCTTTTAGAAT